GGTGGTGTTTCTCGCTCTGGTTTTGGATCTGGTTTTGGATCTGGTTTAGGTGTAGGTTTAGGGTCTGGTTTAGGTGTAGGTTTAGGGTCTGGTTTTGGATCTGGTTTAGGTGTAGGTTTAGGGTCTGGTTTAGGTTCAGGTTTTGGATCTGGTTTTGGTGTATCTGGAAATACAGGAATTTTAAATGGTTTTTCTGGTTTCGTAGTATCTGGTTGTGGCTCTATCTCTGGTTTTGTTTTTCGTTCTGGTTTTACTGGTGTAGTTGTAAGTTCTCCTGCTTTCTTGATACGTTGTTGCTTCAGCTTTAGTAGTTCCTTATCTGTATAAAGTTTTGTGACTCCATCTTTTTTTTCATATTTTGGTGGAGTGAAAGGTGCATATTTAGGTAATGGATTCAATTTTGGTGTAATTACTTTATTAAGAAATTTACCTACTTTTTGTCCTAGCACACCAGCACCAACAACTGGGTGCCCTGATTGGACAAATTCATTAATTACTTCTTTTCGCCAATTTGACTTTTTCATTATAATGGTCTTGGTTGTGGTTTAGGTCTTGGTAAAGGAACTGGTGGTTTTCTTGGTGATGGTTTTGGTTTACCAGTGCGTGGTGATTCTGGTTTTTTATCTGGTTCTGGTGCTGTATCTGGTTTTGGTGATGGTTTTGGTGGGACTGGTTTTGGGTCTGGTTTTGGGTCTGGTTTTGGTGTAGGTTTTGGTACAAGCATCCTTACCATTTCCTCTACATTATCATCTTTTTTCTTCTTCTTCATTTTATCTGCTATAGCAGATGCAGTATTTACAACATTTGCTACTTTATTAGCAGTATTAAGAGCACCTAGTGCTGCACCAACAAATTCATCCATTTGTTGAACTTCATCATTTTCTGAAGGTGTTGATTTTTGAATTTTCTCAAGTTGACTCTGATAAACCTCTTCTACTAATTCTGGTTTTAAACCAGACATAATCTTTTGTGCCTCTTCTAAGGTCTTAGCAAATCCCTCATCAATTAAATATGCAACTACTGCATCAAACATATCAAGTTCTTCACCATTTTCGGTTAGCTTTGAAAGAACTGTTTTCTCTTCCTCTACAGAACTTGGTGTGGTGTCAGTATCATCATGCTCAATTACTTTACCATTAGCATCTTTCTGATGATGTTCAGCAACTTCTGTTTCCTCTTTCTTCATTGCTTTAGCAATTGCCTTACGACGTTTCATAAGATAAGAATCAGAGCTATCTTTATCTCCATCGTTATCCACATCCCCATCTTCCTTACCAACTGGGTCTAATTTTTTTTCGTAAACAGATTGATATGCTTCAGCAATTGACTTAAGATCCATTTTTCCAAGACACTTTTTCTTTTATTTATACTTAGTATCAATTTAATACTTTAACACCAGATGTAGTTATGAATAAAGATTTTCCAGACCAACCACCAGCAGCCCTTGTTCTACATGTAATCGGGATTTTTATATTTTTATTATTATACTTAAATTTCATTTCAAATGATTGTGATTTACCATCATAATCTGCCTCAATAGAATTAATTTTACTTGGATCAGAATTAAATAATAACTCTTTTAAATTCTGATCAGAAGATATATCTTTAATTGAACTAATACTATTTTCTCTTCCAATTAAAAGTTTATAAGGACATGGTGTAAATGTGGTTCGAGGATCATCATAAGTATAAAAGTAAATAGTATTCAAAAAATAAACCATATTAGATGGTGTAGTAAGTGAGTTTGAGAAACTAGTAATTAAATTGTTTCTAAATTTATAATAAAATCCGTCAGTGTAAAAATCTAAACCATCTGCTTTAAATGATTGTGCTAATTTTGTAAATCCTGACTTAGATATACTTTCACTAAATTTTTCCCTCGTAATATCAAACGAATTAAGTGCTGCCTTTGCAGTTGGTGTTGTAATAGTTTCTGCTGCACTATTCCAAGCACCATCAATAATATTACCTATATTTTCCTGTTGAAACTTATCTCCAAGTTTACCAAAAAACGCATAGATGTTAGTATTAAATTTTGGTGTATCGTCTTTACCAGCTGAAATTTTATTTGAATATCCTCTAAAAGTTCCATCCGTAAATTGAATAATAACATCTGATGGTGTTTTTGGTGAAATGCCTCTTGGTTTTCCTCTTGGAACCCAATATAAATTTGCTATACCCTTTCCACTAATATCTTTTCTTACTGCTCTTGCATTATTGAGGCCAATTTTAATATCTCTTTCCGCAGATTCATCTTTATCAATTAACATACACAAATCTTCAAAACTAACTGAACTACCTTCACCAGTTAAAACACCAGTTGATGAAGATCCATTCACACAAGAATAATCCTCTAATTGTTTTGGATTCATCTCTGGATTTTGAAGAAAATAAACAGTAAGAAATTCATTAACGTTTGAAGATGCTGTACTATCCTTTCGAGTTGCCATTCCGAGATGACCTTTAACTTGTCTTTTAGTTGTTTTAATTCCAAAAGCCAAATCAGATTGTCTATCTAACGCTAATTGAAATAGATATTTTCCTTGTGATGTATTTAATATTTGGCCTTGAATTTGATTTACACATTTAAATAATATCTCATTTGCATTTACATCAATACCTACTTTCTTTAAAGAATTTTTTGCAGCAATAGTAACTGATGTATCCATAGTGTAATATGGATTCACAACACCTTTCATTTGATATGATGGTGATATGGTAGGCATTACTTTTTCTTTTTCTTGTAGATTTTCCTAATCATTCTAGCATACATTACATCTGCTTCGCCATAAAGATTAGGTTTCTTTTTATATATTTTAATTAATTTTTTTGCTGTTTTGTGATCTGACTCATTGTTCGTCATTTTTCTTTTTAAAATATTTACTTAGAACCTCTATCTGATCATGATATTTTGCAATCATATTTAATTCTTCTTCTATTGCTTCTAATACGTTTGAATGTTCTCCGATACCCACGGGATTTGTCAAATATACCTCTACGTTAGCCTTGTGCTTTGCAATATCACCGTGAGCATGTGCAATTAAAGCATTGATGATCTGTTCTCTCATAATCTGATAGTAAGTATATCTATTTAGTCAAGTGCGTCTAAATCTCTACGAACGTGTCCTTCAACTGGTTTATGGTCTTTCATTCCATCATGATTTCCATCTCTTGGCAACTTACCTGTCATCAAATATTCAACAGTATCAATACACCCCTTAAGATAAGATACTCTTTCTTTATCTTCTGGATCTACTTGTGTAATTCTTTTCGTAAATCTTTTATGTAATTGTTCGTAAGATTCAGTTGTTTTCATTTGTCATCTTCGTGTGATGGTTTACCAAAAGTTTTGTAAGCAAGTTGTTCCTTTAAGAACGCAATTTGTGCTTTTAATTGACTATTCTCATTCTGAAGAACTTCAATTTCTGCTTCATAAACATGTATCATAGTTTTTTTATCTGTCATTTGCTGCACGGTTTTCGGAATAGTGAACATCAAAGTCTCCACCAGGATATCTCTTCTTTAACTTTTCAACATTACCTTCAATCACTTCATCAAGTGAAACGTGTAATGCTTTACATGCTTGCATTACATACCACATAACATCTCCCAACTCAATAATGAGATGCTCCCGATTATCATGATTCCAAGGCTTACCCTGAAAAACCATTTTCTTAACGATCTCCATGAATTCACCACCTTCAGCACTAATGCCAACAGCAGCAGTAAGAAGCCTGTGAATATTGGAACCTTCTCCGTCAAGGGTACTAAGACTTTCAAGGAAAGATTGATAATCTTTACTGGGATCGGATGTGACACCATCCACGAATAAAGCATACTTATCCAAGTCAACTTTTGATCCTGCATAGTTAATATGTGGTTGTTGATTGTTATGTGTATTAAAGTCTCCAGACATAATTAGAATTTTAATGCGTCAAATTTACTGAGCATTTTGCTCTTGTCAGAATTATACTCTACTTCTTGCCCACTGTCAATAATATCATCCTGTGCTTGTTGCTCACAGTCATATAGTTTCATCTTTGCACGGTCTACACCTATCACAAATCTCTTATTTAAAGTTGGATCGTGATAACGATTCTTCAATTGCTTGACCATTATCTGCCCCAAGTCCTCCAACTCCTCCGTACTAATAAGAGCAAACATAAGATCAGCAGTTGCGGGAAGCCCAAAACTTTCGCTTGTATCAGTAAGATCAACATCACTACTACCATAGCCAGAACGAGTCGTCTGAGTAGCGGAGACGATAGGTACATTAGTCTCAACTGCAAGACCACGGAGTTCTTCAGCAATCGCCTTAATATAGGAATACGAGTTGACATTAGAATTTGCTCGATATCTACTTGATGCACAGATATTTAGATAGTCAATAAAAATAATATCTGGTTTAAATGACTTCTTAAGTGCAAGTTCATTCAGTAGTGCTTTGAAGTGTCCTGAGTGTGCTGATGCAGTTGGGTATTCTTTGATGATTAATGTTCCTTGAGTCTTTTTTGCAATATTAGTTACCTTGTTTTCAAACATCATCTCAGGTAAATCTATCAATTGTTGGATAGGAACATTTAATAAATTAGCATCAATTCTCTCTGCAATTTTCTCCTCAGCCATCTCAAGCGTGATGTATAATACGTTCTTCCCTTGGAGTAACACACTGCTTGCGACATGACACATGAACAAAGACTTACCAACACCAGTGCCAGCAAGAGCAATGTTGAGTGTTTTATTAGGAAGCCCACCCTTCGTAATCTTATTGAAAAAATCGAGGTCGAATTGAATTCGAGTTTCCTTTTGGTGATAGAATTTAAATCTCTCTTCATAGTCTTGCAAATAATCGTGTCCCACATTATTATCAAAACTAACTGCTAATGCATCTGATAATATAGATGGAATAGCATCTCTAGTTTTTTTCTTTTCTGTCTTACCATCAGCAATACTAATTGATTCAACAAGTGCAAGATAAATTGCACGATCTCGACACCATTTTTCTGTTGTATCAAGTAACCACTGAAGATCACTTTTCTCTTCGTTTAATTCTGTTACTAATGTAGTTATATCTTTAAATCCTTCATCACTAATATCGTTTCTTTTTTCTGCTTCAATAATAATTGCTTCTTTAGATGGAAGATTATCATATTCAATAATAAATTTAGAAATTTCTTCAAATGTTACTTTTTCATGAACACTCTCAAAATATTCACCCTTAATAAAAGGTAATACCTTTCTATAATAATCTTCATTGATTATTAAGTTTTTTAAGATTGTAGTTTCAATTCGTTCCATAACTATATTCTTCAACAGCAATATTGTTTAACTTCTCCATTATATCATCAGTAAAATACTTGTCAGGATTTTTATATATTTCTTTAGCATATACTTTCTTACCATTCATTTCGTATCTACCAGCAACATTCTTCCAGAGACCACCAATCTCTCCTAATTCAAGAAGACCATAATATTTGTCAAGACCTCGTTCATCATAATACAAACGAATCTCAACAGTTTTGTTTTCTTTACTTAAACGTGATTTATGAGTCTTTGCTTTGATAATATTTCCGATGACTTCCTTGCCATCCTTCTCTTTTTTCTTGCTGAGATAAATGATTGTAGACGCTGCATATTTGAGTCCACTACCTCCTCCCATTTCTTTAGTTGGTACATAAGCTCCG